AGTCCATTTATGGGCTATACCAGCACAGAAATAAGATCAGCTGATATTCCTGACACGAAAAATGCCTTTGGAGATGTCAGTCACACTTACGGTATGTGGATGGTACCACCTGATATAGGTGTAGAAGTTATCTGTATATTTGTTGCAGGTGATCCTATGCGTGGTTACTGGATAGCCTGTGTCAACAGCAATCTAAGTCGTTATATGTTGCCTGGGTTGGCTGGTAGCCGTAATGTTGATGCATCTGATGCTTCAGCAAATGCCTCGGCCAGTTACACATCTGGTAACACTGTGCCTGTGGTTGAATTCAATGAAAACGTGTCACAGAATATTACCAATAGTAATTTTTATAATGCACCTAAACCTATACATGAAATACAGTACGCTGTATTAAAAAATCAAGGATTAGAACAAGATATCACACGTGGTACTATATCTAGTAGCAGTCAACGTGAGACTCCAAGTCAGGTATTTGGTATCAGTACTCCGGGTCGTCCTACAAACGATCCCGCAGATGATCCTACATACCTATCTAGATTAAATGCTGGTACACTAACAGAAGACTACTATCGTGTTAAATCACGCAAAGGCGGCCATACTTTTGTCATGGATGATGGCAGTGTGTTAGGAACAGATCAACTAGTACGATTACGTACAGCACAAGGTCATCAGATTCTCATGCATGATACAGAAGAAACTATCTATATCAGTCATGCTAAAGGCAACAGCTGGGTTGAATTAACTGCTGACGGAAGTATCAATATCTACGGTAAAAACGGATTCAATCTACGCAGTGAAGGTAACATTAATATCCACAGTGATCAGAATATCAACATGAATGCACAGGGTAATATTAATATGCGCACACATGGTAATGCAGTGATGTTGTTTACCAACGCAATAAGTAATTCTACAACGGTAAATTCCTTGCCTGACACGTATTTTAATGCTAATACAGGTACATGGTACAGTCAAGCTAATAGTATTTCTACAATCGCCACAGTGGCTCCAACACACGAGCCGTTTGTTAGAGGATAAGTATAGTTATGGCCATTATATACAAAGGATTTAGCACAGTAGGACGAACAAAGAATTATCGTCTGACTGATTTTGACCTAGTAAAACAGGATATACTCAATCATTTTTATATCCGCAAAGGTGAAAAGCTGATGAATCCCAAATTTGGTACTATCATCTGGAATGTATTACACGAACCCTTTACAGATGATCTAAAATCAGTGATACAAGAAGATATTAAAAGTATCGCCAGTTACGATCCTCGTGTGAGCTTTGACAACATCGTAGTAACAGAATATGATCAAGGCATACAAATTCTACTAGAATTACGTTATCTACAAACAGATCAATCAAGTCTGATGAATTTACAATTTGATAATAGTAATAAAACCCTTACTCTCAAGTAATTAACTACGCATATATTTTTCCTGATAAATACTTAATATTAGGAAACAACGATGGCAACCACAACACGACAAACTAGTTTATTAGTAGCAGAAGACTGGACCAAGCTGTATCAAACGTTCCGCAACGCAGACTTCCAAAGCTATGATTATGAAACTCTACGCAAATCGATGGTGGATTATCTTCGCTTGTACTATCCTGAAGATTTTAATGACTTCATTGAATCTAGCGAGTTTGTAGCATTAATTGACACTATTGCGTTCTTAGGTCAAAGTTTAGCTTTCCGTGCAGATCTAAATGCACGTGAAAACTTCATCGACACAGCACAGCGTCGTGACAGTATCCTTAAACTTGCTCGCCTAATTTCATATAATCCCAAACGTAATATCAACTCACAGGGCTTCTTAAAATTTGACAGCGCCAGTACTACTGAAACACTGTATGACAGTGATGGTATTAATCTAAGTGGTCTGGTAATTAATTGGGCAGATGCTGGTAACGATAATTGGCAAGAACAGTTTAATGCTATATTAAATGCTGCACTTGTAACTAATACCACCATCGGTAAACCCAGTTCCAGCCAGGTTATAAATGGTGTAACCAACAACGAATATAATATTAACTTAGTTTCCAGTGTGGTCCCAACCTATGGATTTTCTGAAACACTGGAAGGTGCAAAAACCGCATTTGAAATGGTTAGTCCAACTTCTGCAGGGCAAACCTATATCTATGAAGTAGCACCTAAGCCTAATTTACCATTTAACTTTTTGTATAAAAGTGATGGACTAGGTAACTATAGTCCAAATACAGGATTTTTCTTATATTTTAAACAGGGTAGTTTGTCCAGCGTGGATGTCAACTTCCAAGAAAGTTTTCCTAATCGTGTCTACGGTATCAACGTTGACAACATTAACAACACTGATGTATGGGTCTACAGTTTAGATAAAAATAATAATCCAGATACTCTATGGACTCAGGTTCCTGCGGTAAATGCCACCAATGTCATTTATAATGCCCAGACAGTAAGAACGATTTATCAAGTAACCAGTCGCGCTGGTGATCAGATTAATTTAGTGTTTGGTGATGGTAGTTTTGCTGCGATCCCACAAGGTAACTTCCGTATCTATTACCGTGTGTCCAACGGTAAAGATTATAAGATCACACCAACTGAAATGCAGGGCATCAGTGTGCCTATCAACTATGTCAGTCGCACCGGCCGTATCGAAACTATTACTATACGTGTCAGTTTACAGTATACTGTAGCAAATGCTGTTAGCAGGGAAACCATTGAAGATATTCGTCAAAAAGCACCTCAGCAATACTATACGCAGAATCGAATGGTCACAGGCGAAGACTACAATATCTTACCTTATACACTGTTCAGCGATGTATTAAAAGTTAAAGCAGTGAACAGGACCAGTTCGGGTGTTAGTCGATATTTAGACGTTATTGACACCACTGGTAAGTACAGCTCAACAAATATTTTCTGTCAGGACGGTATACTGTATAGAGATGATTTTACAAAATCGTTTACATTTGACTATGCTACTACCAATGATATCTATAAGGTCATTAATAATCAGGTCAAACCTATTGCTGCTGAACAAGAAACGCTACAGTTTTTTTATGCTAACTATCCATTAATCTCTTTGTCAAATATCTATTGGCATCTGAGTACAACAATCACCAATGGATCAACAGGCTATTTTTATGATGCTACCGGTAAAATCCTACAGGTTGGCACGGTAGTCAGTAGTTCTAATAGATACATACAACAGGGTGCTATCATTAGATTCTCAGCAGGTGCTGGTAATTATTTTGATTCACGCAACACTATACAAGCAGGTACGCCCAAAAATCCTGGTGACAAATACTATATCTATGCAACTGTAGAATTATTAACAGGTGATGGTACCAATGGTGGGACAGGTAATCTTGAAAGTGGATCAGGACCAATCACCTTAAATCAACAGGTGCCGTTAGGCGCTATCGCTGACAAAGTATTTGCAGTTTTCAGCGTAGATTTTTCTAACAGTCTCATACAGTCAATGATAGGATATGTGCAGGCCTTTGAAGACTTTGGCATACGCTATGATGTAGATTCTACCAGTTGGAAAATTATTACTCCGCAAGATCTTAACACAGGTGCTTTTAGTTTAACCTATGCAGGTAATACCAGTGCTACTGGATTAGACAGCAGTTGGTTGATCTATTTCCAAACTTTGGGACAGACCTATACAGTGTTCTATAGAGGTCTGAATTATGTATTTGAAAGCGTGAAAGAAACTAATTTCTATTTTGATGACACTGTCAAGGTATTTGATCCAAAGACTGGATTGACCATACGTGATCAAATCAAAGTACTTAAGATTAATAATGCTCCAGACAGTACAGCACAGTTGGCTTTAGATTACCAATGGTACATTTACAAAAGTATTATTGAAGTGGATGGATATGAAAATCCCAACAGAATTTATGTGACTTTCCCTGATACAGACAACGATGGAGTACCTGATAATCCAGAATTGTTTGAGTTGATAGTTGCCCCTAATATCAATACCGAAAGCAAGTATGTCTATTTCCAAAGCACATTCAGTTACGACAATTTTGTAGTACAGACTCCAGTAGACAGCAATACCGTGTTGAGCATTTATGATACCCTGTTATCAGCTGAAGTAGCAAAAACTCTCTATCAAAATGGGCAACTGTTTTATATACCTTCTATAAACACATTCTACCAACTATCAATCAGTGGGGCCAGTTATACGCTAAACGAAGTCACTGGATACACTGCTAAGATTGGCCGTCAAGATATATACTTCCAATATCGACACAACACACCTAACTATCGCCGTATTGATCCAAGTCCAAACAATATCATCGACCTGTATATCCTAACTAAACAATACGCCAATGATTATGTAGCATGGCTACAAGACACTAGTGGTGTGGTGCAGGAACCCACAGCACCTACAGGTGAAACTTTAGGTATAAGTTACAGCAGTTTAGAAAACTACAAGAGTATCTCGGACAGTATCATCTACAATCCGGCCAAGTTTAAACCAATCTTTGGAGCTAAAGCACCATTGACATTACAGGCCAGATTCAAAGTAGTTAAAAACGTCAGTGTGGTGGTCAGTGATAATGATATCAAGACATCATTGATTGCGGCCATCAACACTTATTTTGACATTACTAACTGGGATTTTGGTGAAACATTTTACTTCAGTGAATTAGCAGCGTATCTACATAATACCCTAGCTCCAAATATTTCAAGTATCTTGATCGTACCTGCCAGCGAAAGCAGTGCATTTGGTAGCTTGATGCAGATCAATGCTGAATTTAATGAAATCATACAAAGCGCAGCCACAGTAGACAATGTAGATATTATTACTGCTATCACTGCGGCGCAGATCAATCAAACTGGGCAGGTTATAATTGCTTAAATATTATATGTATAAGAAGACAACATAATGGCTGTTAGAAAAACCCGTAATTTTTTACCTACCGTATTCCAAACTGATACGAATGAGAAATTCCTATCGGCGACCATGGATCAGCTGATCAGCGAGCCAGTATTAACTACACTTTATGGTTATATTGGTCGTAAATTTGCACCTACATTTAAAACTGGTGACAGTTATATCACAGAAAGCACACCTGGCCGCCAAGACTACCAACTTGAAGCCAGCACAGTGGTTCGAGATGATTCAAATAATGTTACATTCTTCAGTAATTATGTTGATTATCTAAACAAACTAAATTACTACGGTGCTATTGTTGACAATCAAAACAGACTGTTTAACGCAGAATACTATACATTTGATCCTTTGATTAGCTTTGACAAGTTTGTTAACTTCAGCCAATACTATTGGTTACCCAATGGACCTGATGTTGTTGAAGTAGATACTACCGGAATAGAACTGGTAAGAACCTACAATGTTAAAAGAGACACAGCTACCCAACAATATGTCTACTCATCAGACGGTGTAGTAGACAACAGTATTATACTGCCTCGAGGGGGTATCTATAGATTTATCGTTGATCAACCAGGTTATCCTTTCTGGATCCAAACAGAATTAGGCACTGACGGAATGCTAAACGCTACTCCGACTATCAGCAGCAGAGATGTGTTGGGGGTAGAAAACAATGGTACCGACAGCGGGGTCATAACTTTTAACATTCCGCAGATTGGTGCTCAGGATAGATTTACTTCTATGCCTACTATTGCATCCGTTGACTATGCTAATCCATTGGCCTACAGTGATTTGCAAAACAACACGCTCAGCAGATTTCTGTCTAGCTATCCTCAGTATGCTGGCATCACTGGTCAGCTTGATGGCAAGCTATTGGTATTTGTTAGCCAAGAGACTCTTAACAATCGCGGTGACGAAATATGGACTACTCCTAACGTAGTAATTGCTAACACTACGATAATTAGTGGGGGCACAGTGGGAAGTTCAAATGTCAGACTATCATCAGGAACTAACATTTCAGCTAATCTTTTAGTATCTGGTACAGGTATTACAGCGAATACCACAGTGGTCAGTGTAAGCGGTGCAAATATTACACTAAGTTCAGCGATGACTGCCAATGCCGCAGGTATCTATACATTTACATCAACCGGCTATGATGCCGGTGCATTAGTGCCGTATGATCTACGCTATGATGTTTGGCGTGTACAGTTTATCGACATTGGTCTTGGTGACCCAGTGATTAAATTAGTTCATTATCAAGATGTAGCTATAGATCAAAAAGTCTATATCCGTTATGGCATAGGTAATGCTAATAAGGAATTCTATAAAGACTATGACGGATTCTTTAAACAAGTACCATTGTTAAGCAGTTTGGCAACTACATTGTTTGCACAAGACGGTGTGGCATCGGCCATCAATACAACATTTAAAGTAGTAGAGTATAACAACTGGAACATTGATGTAGAAACAGATATCTTAGGCAAACTCAACTACACCAGTCCCAACGGCATAGAATTTACTTCAGGATTAAAAATACAGTTCAGTTCAGACGTCCTGCCAGAGATCTACAGAAATCGCCAATACTATGTTGAAAGTGTGGGTGATCTTGGTGGTGGCATACAACTGGTACCAGTTGACGAATTAGTCAGACCAGAATTATACAACGATGAAAACGCATTAAATTATCCAGATCAAGTATTTCCAGAGTACATCACGATCAATCGTGTCAGCGTTGATCGTAATCCGTGGTCACGTAATAATCGTTGGTTCCATAGAGATGTGATCACAGCGGCTGCTGGATACAGAAATGAAACTGCGATTTTTGATCAAACTCAAAGAGCACAACGACCAATCGTGCAGTTTGAAGGCGATATTTTATTATTTAATAATGGTCGTATTGGTAAATTGCCTATCGATATTTTAGATACCACTACATTAGATGCTTTTAATGACTATGAAGGGCAGGTGTTATCTACAGCTTTTGGCATTACATTAACTGATGGCCTACGTGTGGTATTCGCCGCAGATCAGGATCCATTGGTACGTAATAAAATTTATGTAGTCAATCTGGTGCAGTATACAGTGAATAGTCTTGGCATACCTAATGGACCTAAATATATTAAACTGGTCAAGGCAGATGATGGTGACATAGAAACATACGATACCACTGTGGTTAAACAGGGCCAGTATAAAGGTAGTCAATGGTGGTACGATAGTACACAATGGTTAGAAAGCCAACAAAAAACTTCAGAGCAACAAGAACCTTTATTTGATGTCTACGATAGTACTTTTGATTCTGATACTGGTGCAGTTGATATTGGTCGCAGTCTTAGTCAACTTACTCGCAGTACTTTTGCTGGTACACGATTATTTGGATATTTACGTTCTACCGCAGGTGTTAACGACAGCGTATTAGGATTTCCGTTAAGCTATAGAAATTTTACATCACAAGGTGATATTGAATTTCAAAATTATTTTACCACCGACACATATGACTACGCGGTAAATGGAGTGATCGTAACTGAAAACATCAGCACTGGATTCCTACAAAAAATCCGTAGTAGATATGTATTAGCATCACGCAATACCTGGACCACAGTCGTAGAACCAACCAGACAGTATCAAATCATAGGATATATCTATGATGGCGTTAGTAATTTATTTCCTGTAGATGTTACTCCAAATACACAGGGCAGTATACCTTATCTAAAAGTATTTAAAAATTATCAATTTTTAACCAGTAACCAATGGGTATTTGTCGCTAATCAAGTTAGACTAACCACCAGTGAAACATTCATTGGTGACGGAACCACTACAGAATTTAGATTGACCACGGTATCTTCTACAGAAAATGGTGTGATCGTGTTAGTCAATGGTATCGCACGTATAGCAGCAGGCTATTACGGAGTAACTGGATTAGTAATTACTTTTTTCACTGCACCCACACAAGGTGATGAAATTGATATCAGAGTGATCGTTAATCCCATAGTGGGCGACAAGATTGATATATTGATTTTTAGTGATCAAGTCAGTGAACTTGGTTACTATCAAGTACCGTTGAATCTAGATTTAAATGCACAGAACATTGGTGTTGATGTATTGACTTTAGGTCAGGTGCGTAATCATTTGATTGAACTAGGACAAAACAGCACAACATTAATAGGTGATGTCATTGGTATCAGTAACCTACGTGATGTAGATATCAAACAGCAAGGTGGTACGATCCTTCAGCACAGTGCCCCTATTCCTTATGGCGAACTATTCTTAATTGATAATCAGGCTAACTTTGTTGACAGTTTACGTTATGCTCAACGTGAATATACCAGATTTAAAAATAAATTTTTTGAACTAAGTGGTAGCCTAATAGGAATTCAACCAACAGATCCAGTGGTCAGTGTAGACTTAATCCTATCAGAGATTAATAAGTTTAAAAATACCACATTCCCGTGGTTCTACAGTGATATGATACCGTATGGTACATTAAAAAATACCATAAACTACACGGTGTTCAACCCCTTAGATAAAGATTATGAAATCACTAATATATTCAGTGATACCACCTTAAGCAATCAGGCAGTGTTGGTGTATCTAAATGGCGAACAGTTGATTAAAGATCTGAACTACACATTTAGAACAGACAGACCTGCGGTGACTATCTTAGATGATCTAGCAGTAGATGATATCATCACATTTGTAGAATATCAAAATACTGACGGTTGTTATGTGCCAGAGACACCAACTAAATTAGGACTATGGTCAAAATTTAAACCAGAATTGTTCTTTGATAATACCTACAGAACACCTATAAATGTCATACGTGGTCACGATGGCAGCATCACTCCAGCGTTTGGTGATTATAGAGACGATTTCTTATTAGAATTAGAATTACGTATCTACAACAATATTAAATTGCCCGATACAGGTACATACGCTGATATATTTAAAGTAATTCCAGGAAAATTCCGTGACAGCGAATATACCTTGGCTGAAATTACACAGTTAGTCAGCAAGAATTTTCAATCATGGGTAGGCAACAATAAATTAGATTTCAGTACCAATGAAACATTTCAAAGTAATGATCTATTCACTTGGAACTACGGTGGGTGGGATGACAGGATTGATGGTGAAGCATTACCAGGCAGCTGGCGTGCCTGTTACCAATATTTTTATGACACAGTATATCCACACTTGTTCCCATGGGAGATGTTGGGATTCAGTACTGAACCAGACTGGTGGGAGACCTATTACGGCCCAGCACCATATACCAGCGGTAACCAATTACTATGGGAAGATCTGGCTGCTGGCCGCATACGTTATGGTGCACGTGCAGGTATAGACTCTAATTATGCTCGTCCAGGATTAACTACGGTTATTCCTGTAGATGAAAATGGTAACTTATTGCCACCAGCAAGTGTAATCACAGCCAGCTATAATGCCACACTTGCAGCCAGTGCGTGGGCAGTAGGACAATACGGGCCTGTAGAATTCGCCTGGCGAACCAGCAGTGATTTTCCATTCGCTGTTCAGCAGGCAGTGGCATTGGCTAAACCCGGTATATACTTTGGTCTTTACATAGATACCTATAATTATTCTCCGTATAATGCTGTTATACAACCGTTACCAAATGCGGACTACATTACACAGTATCTAACATTTACTACCAAACGCCATATCACCCAGGATGATGTGTACTTTAATGGACAGTCTGTAGGTGGTGGTGTGTATAGAACCGCAGGATACTTAAATTGGATAGCAGATTATCTAACCAGCCAAGGTGTTGAGCCTGCAAATAAAATTCCGATGATGATAAAGAATTATCAGGTAAATCTTGCATACAAGGCTGCTGGCTTCACAGATCAAACATATCTAAACGTGCTGGCTGAACAGGTTAGTCCAAGCAGTACTAACGATACTATCGTGATACCAAATGAAAACTATAAGGTCTATCTAAATAAATCTACCCCTACACAGAAATTAGTTTATAGTGCTGTGATAGTTGAAAAAACCACCAATGGTTATAGCATACGTGGTTATGATTTAAATAATCCATTCTTTACGATTATCCCCAGTGTGGTCAATTCCAGTGTAACTAAGATCGCTGTTTTAAATAGTTCAGCTACGATATTCCGTGATTATCAAAATCTTAAATTAGTCGTGCCATATGGTTACGAATTTACCAGCCAACAGCAGATAGTTGACTTTTTAATCAGCTATGAGAGATACCTAATAGCACAGGGATTTGTCTTCCAAGACTTCGATGAAGCACTTGGCGAGATGAGAAATTGGAAACTATCAAGCCAAGAATTTTTATATTGGGCACAACAAGGATGGCAACCAGGTAGTATCTTAGTGTTAAGTCCTGTGGCTAATGTATTAAATTCAATAAGCATAGGTGCTATTGCAGACGGGATCAGTGACAGTCAATATGGTAGTCGAGTTATTGATCAAAACTTTAAGCTGATTAAAAATATCGACTATGAGATATTACGTAGTCCGACTAATTTTAAAGTTACATTAACCAACAGCGCCAGTGTAATTGGATATGTTGAAATAGATTTGGTGCAGTATGAACATGTGTTGATTTTTGACAATACCACAGTGTTCAATGATATTATCTACAAACCAGAAACTGGTAACAGACAGTTCCGTTTAAAATTAGTCGGACAAAAAACTGCCGAATGGGACGGTAGCTTATACGCACCAGGATTTATTTACAATAATGGACAAGTAGATGATTGGTTGCCGGGAATAGATTATCTCTTTGGAGATTTGGTCGTATATAAAGATCAATACTATACAGCACTGCAAAATGTCATAGCCAGCACAGAATTCCAATTTGTCTATTGGGCTCAGCTCAGCAACAGTCAAATCCAGGGGCAGTCTGGACTGTTGCCAAACTTTAGTCTATTAGCCGCAGAAAGCAAAGCCTATTATGACAGCTATCCTAGTGTTGACGATAAAAAACAAATAGAATACAGCCACGGATTGATTGGATATCGCCCTAGATATTATTTAGATGATCTAGGTCTGACAGAAACAACACAGATAGAATTCTACAAAGGATATATTAAACAAAAAGGCAGCTTAAACTCTATCAATCAGCTGATCAAAGCACAGTTCAACAATCTTACCAGCAACATCAGTCTCTACGAAGAGTGGGCATTGCGTGTAGGTACATATGGTGCACTAGATGTTAATCCTTATATAGAAATCTCCTTAGACGAAAAAGCCTATGGAGTTAATCCAAGCCTTGCACAGTTTGTTGGTGCTGCAGATACTAATCTTGGCAATGGCGAAACTATCTTTAATAAACAACAACTGTACAAATCCACAGATCAGTTTACCGGTAATATAGCGTTAAACAGAACAGCGGACAGCGATTATGCTAACGATATTCTAACTGCGGGATATGTTAATATAGATGATATTGATGCTACTATATTTGACCTGTCAGACTATGTTGATTTAGATGATATACTAGGTGTAATAGGTACAGGTTATACTATTTGGTGTGCCAGAGATTTTACTCAAAATTGGAATGTTTATAGAGTCACAGAAACTAATAATAGTGTCACTACTGTAGCTAAACCCACCGACCTAGATAATTATGTTACATTTACGTTCGATACCCCACACGGATTAACAGTTAATGAAGTATTTTTAATACGAGATTTCCTTACTGCTTACGATGGATTCTATCAAGTTTATAGAGTAGATACTATCAACAAGGTCACAGTCAAATACAACGGCAACACATCAAATCTAACAACCTTAACGGGTAATGGATTATTTTTTGTCTTAGACAGTATGCGATTTAAGTACATGGAAGACAGTCGTGTCTATGGTCAACCACCAAACGGTTGGAAAGTAGGCGATAAGATCTGGATTGACATAGACGCAGAAACAAACGCAGTTCAAGGACAGCCATACGGTACTCAACCTAGCGGCACATGGAAAGTATATGAAAAAACCAAACCATGGTCCGTCAAACAATCTTTAGATAAAGGATCTTCAGAATATTCCAATAACAGCGGATACGGAACCAGTGTTAAGATGTCGGCTGATGGTCAATTGGTAGTCACCGGAACACCCTACAGTGGTAACGGTGTAGTTAATACTTTCTTTAAAAATTTCAATGATGAGTATTTAGAAGGGTTCAGTCTACGACCATTGTCGTCTAATACCATGTCATTTGGATCTACGGTAGATCTATCCGCAGATGAATTTAATGCAGCCAAATTAGCAGTAGGTGCTCCTGCCAGTTACGCTAATGTTGGGTATGTTTCTATTTACAGTAAATCAGTAAACTCTACAGCATTTACGCCAACACAAATACTAGTAGGGGAAGTATCAGCAGCTAATGCAGATATGTTTGGTTCTAGCCTAACATTTAATCAGAACGGTAATTGGTTATATGTAGGTGCGCCCGGCAACGACAAAGTCTATATCTACGGATTAAACAAATTTGTTCCACGTAGACAACAGACTATATCAGTTAATAATCTAAATACTATCACAGTTGCAAATGCTACAGAGGTTACAACCAGTATCGTAGTCAGTGTCGATGATGTTTTATATACACCAGGCACAGCATCAACGGTAATTGTTGAAGCAGCTTCATCTGGTAATACCATCGCCGTCAACAGTTTAACTAATATTATACCGCAAGCAGGTGATGCACGTATATTGGCCAATATTGGATTAGATAATAGTATCACTGCAAATTCTGGCTCCTACATAACGCAAGTAACATCGAGTGCTAACATACAGGTATATAGAAGTGTCAGTAATGACAGTCGTGTATATGGACGGTATGTAGACTCTAATAGATTTGATACATCAGGAAATATTTCTGTTAATGGCACAGTGGTAGTCGTGGGTACTTTTGCTGCAAATGCATGGTCAAATGTTGGAGTAAAACCCGCACAGGTTGGATTTGCTAATATATTTAAGAATGGCGTTGATACAGGACTGCATGCGATCAGCACTACATCTATTCCTGCAATCAGCAATATATCTATAGGATTTACTCCTAGCGTAACTAACGATACTGCTAATAGTCTGTTAGTTTACAGCGGATCAAAAGTCTACATTCCAAACATAGAGTATACAGTAGACAGTGCTAATCTTAAAATTAACTTCACCGCAAATATCGCCCAAAGTGATATCACTGTAGTGCAACAACCTTACTATGCATTACTTGGCAATGTACGAGGCAACACTGGAAGTAACTTTGGGTTTGCATTGAGTTCTAGCTTTGATGGCGCACAATTAGCAGTTGGCGCACCACTTGATAATGTTCTCGGTTTCCCAGGTGCAGGCAGCGTGTTGGTATTCGACCGCGTGATTGAAGCATTTAACAGCACCGGTACCAGTGATTATGTCACTCTGAATCCAATTGGCCAAGTATATCGTGTAACTATTGACAATATTGAAGTTACTGATTATCTAGTTATTGGATCTAATACTATAAGATTTATAACTCCACCCTCAATTGGCAAGGTAATCTATATTGAAACTAATGCCTTTGATCTATTAGAAAAATTAGTTGGTATTGACAGTCTTGAAGGTGACACCGGTGCTATCCAAGCTAACGCATTCTTTGGCACCAGCTTGACAATCTGTTCAAACAACTGCGCGATTTATATCGGCGCACCAAATTACGATAACGGTACAGAATATAACACAGGTGCTGTTTGGAAATTCCATAACAGAGGCCGCTTATACGGTACTAACAATGGCTACACATATAATCCAGTGTTTACACCCGGGGATGGCATACGTTTAGATAATTTTGAAGTCACGGTATCAGCACGCATGATGCCAACGACGGTCAATGGTGGCACAGCAGCCAATATACTGGCATTAAGCAGCAATATTCGTGCAAATACTGGACAGGTAATTAGTCAAAGTTTAGGCAGCGGGTATTATGCTAATGTAACAGTGCTGGCCAATACCGCAACGTCAGGTTCACAATTTATCACAGTGACAAACTATACTACAGCCAATGTATTCCGTTATGGCCAGAGTGTTGCTAGTGCTAATATTATAAGTGTTGGAGGAACAATTACATCAGCTTATCCAATGGCCAGCTTAGACAGCCTGATCAAAGATATCAATGATGCAGATCTATTAGGCATTTCCGCAGTTAGCGAAAATGGCAGATTGAGATTAAACACCGACAGTACTGTGGCTAAAAATCTACTGCGTATCCTAGCAGGTACTACACTGCCTGGTAGTGCTGGTGTACTTGCTGCCGCTGACTTGATAGTGTTTGCATTCATGCAGATCATTATTAACCCATATGGCGCCGCCGGCGAATATTTTGGTAACAAAGTTAAATTGGCTGCAAATGCCTACATGCTGGTAATTGGTAGTGCTCGTGGCACGACCAGACGATTTGCTACATTTGATAATTATTCTAAATTATTGTATCCTGATGCATCAGCATTCAATACCAATGGAAGTGTTAATACATTACAATATCAATTGGATCCAGAATCAATACTAAGCAGTAACCCAACCACATTTGATAATGATTCTACATTATGGGCTGATGCAATTGTTGGCAGCGGCAGCATTTACATCTATGAACTATATGATGATCCTCGAAACGAAGTTGAAGCACCAGGCAGATATGCGTTTGCACAACAACTGGATCCTGATACATTAAATGTTGGTGATCAATTTGGCTACGCATTAGACATTGAAGGCTCATATATCACTGTTTCGGCGCCAGCAGACGACACAGCAACTGAGAATGGTGGATCAGTTTATGTGTTTGAAAATCCAATGCGAACACGTGGATGGAATCTAATCAGATATCAACAGCCAACTGTTGACATCGACAGCTTGACCAGATGCTTCTTATACAGTAGCCAGACCAACACTATTTTAGATAATCTACAGTTCATTGATCCAGCCAAAGGCCGTATATTAGGACAAGCTGAACAAGAAATTACCTATAAGACAGAGTTTGATCCAGCAATTTACAATAGAGGAACAAATCCAAAAGCAGATATCAACGCCAATGTCTACTGGACTGACAATCAAGTTGGACAGGTTTGGTGGAATCTTAGCAAGGTGCGATTTATTGACTACGAGCAAGACACATTAACATACCGCAGCATCAACTGGGGCGCATTATTTCCAGGATCTATAGTTGAAGTCTGTGAGTGGGTTGAAAGCAGAGTATTGCCTAACCAATACGTGGCTAATGGTGGAGTTGGCGTACCTAAATATGCTGATAACAGTGCTTATGTAGAAATTGTATTTGTGGACCCAATTACAAATATCATTGGCAGCAAATACTACTACTGGGTTAAAGATAAAACATCAGTGGATCCCAATGACGAAACTAGAAATCTTCCTATATCATCTGTAGCTGATCTTATAACAAACCCAAAAAATCAGGGTATCAGCTATGCAGCGGTGATTAGAAGTGACGCTATCATACTTTATAATGTAAGTCAATATCTATCTGCACAGACTACAATCTTACATTTGGATTATCAACTGCTATTGGAAACTAATACCATACACAGTGAATATGAACTAGTGCAAAAAGGTAATCCTGATAACTACATACCTAACAAGATCACTGACAAACTAATTGACAGCCTGTCAGGCATAAACAGCCAAGGTGCAACAGTGCCTGATCCAAGTTTAAGCGTAGCTGACAGCTATGGTATTGAAGTACGCCCAAGACAGAGCATGTTCATTGACAGACTATCTGCCCTACTTGAAATGGTAGACTATGTAAATTCTATATTAATACAGAAACCAATCGCTCGACAATATGATTTGAGTCAGATGAATTCTGCAGAACCTGAGCCAAGTTTAAAATATGGTGAATACGATCTCAGAATCGCAACAGAAGTAGAATTAGCGTATATTGATGTAACAGAATTACCTGTGGGCTATAAGATATTGGCAGCACAGGATACCACACAGGATAATCTATGGGTGCTGTATGAACTTGATGCTGATAAAACCTGGCAGATTATACAAGTGCAGAGTTACAAAACTGATCTTTATTGGGAGTATGTTGATTGGTATGCACCTGGATTTGGACCTACAGAAGTTATCGAATATGTAGTTGACACTCTAATAGACGCACTAAAACTACCTGTGGCAGTTGGTGATGAAATATTAGTTAAAGTCAGCAACGCAGTTGGTGGTGGTTTTAATATTCTTACAGTATTAGATGACGGCTCATTCCAAGTGGTGGGTATTGAAAACGGTACCATACAGCTAAAGAATAGTCTATGGAATTTTGCCGATAACGAATTAGGATTTGGTAATCAAGGTTACTCAACTAATAGATACGATCAAAACCCAAACATTGAAATACGTTACATTGTCCAGGCCTTGCAAGATAATATCTTTATCAATGAACTACAAGGAGAATTTAATAATTTATTCTTTGTGTTAGTTAATTATCTATTCAGCGAACAAAAATACGTAGACTGGATTTTCAAAACCAGCTTTATAAGTGTAACACATAATCTAAGAACATTGAGCCAATTCCCTAGCTATATTAGAGATAATCAAACGTACTATCAAAGTTATATCGAAGAAGTTAAACCTTATCGTACTAAACTTCGCGAATATCTAATAGATTATACTGGTAATGACGAATATCCCAGCACAGTCACAGACTTTGATCTACCACCATACTACGATCAGACACTAAAAATGTTCCGTAGTCCCAGTGGTGAATACATCAGCACTGACACCGCCATCTGGCAGACATATCCATATAACCAATGGTATAATAATAGAAAACTACAGGTTGATAGCATCATGATTGGAAATGCTGGATCAGGCTACAGTATACCTCCTGATGTAACTATCATCGCAGGCAGTGGAGGAGGTGCTGGCGCAACAGCTACCGCAACTATCGATGGCAATACTGGTGCAGTTACTGGCATTACTGTAACTAATACTGGCACAGGATATATCACTACACCAACAGTGATAGTAAATGGTAGTGCTACAGTGCCTGCTACTGCTTATGCGGTATTGAGAAACAATCAAGTTAGAACATTTGATACAACATTAAAATTTGACCGTATCAGTTATACCAGCATAGTTACCCAATGGAATTCTAACACAGCATACTATAAAACAGTATTTGATGCCAATGGTCGTGTGTCCAGTGGTAATGTTGTGACGCATGCTGATGCTGATGGTATACGTACAGCATATTCAGTAAATGCTAATTTAGTAACTGGTAATACATTTGTCAGCACAGATTTTACTGTATTCAAAGCCAATGCATTTACCAATGCCAACGATAGGATCCTTGGCTACTATGAGCCAACACCATCAATGCCTGCACGCGATTTAAATCAATTGATTTACGGTATTGAATATCCCGGTGTACAGGTACAAGGATTAAACTTTAATCAACAACCTGGTTTCTCTGGACCTACCACAGCAAATGTAACATTAAGTTCAGCAGGTAATGTGGCTATCAGTGTTGGTAACACGATTATTCAGTCCAATGGTTCTATGACTATAACAGCAGTTTATAGTGGTATTAAATTTAAAGGTGTTATTAACTCTTTAGGATTTGATACTAATAGTGCAAATATTAGTGTGTTGGAAGGTAAAAACGGAATCTGGCAAGGCAACGTTATAGCTTCTTCTTCTAACATAGCAGATATAACTTATTTCTATACAGGCGGGTTACCATTTGGCAGTGGCGGATTTGATAATGTAGATTATGATGAAGATGGAAACCCAATACTCAGTGAATCTATCGTCGACTCGATGATACAGAGTAACTATCTTGATTCGGCATTGGGTACACGACCACAAGACATTGACGTAGATGGTGGTGCTTATGTAGATCGTTATTCAAGCCATGCACCAGAAGAGATGATACCAGGTATTACATTTGACACATTAGACATGCGTGTGTATACACAATACGATTCAGATATCTATGGATATAGAATCTTTAATAACATGTTGCGTCAGACCAGTTACCTACGTATATCAGATAATGCCACAACAGAACTAGGCAATGCGTTATCTATATCTGATTCTACTATATTAGTCACCAATGCCAATGTATTACCTCGACCAGATACGACCACAGCATATCCAGGTGTAGTGTTTATAGGTGCTGAGCGTATAACCTATTGGAGAAACTATTACAAAGATGTTACAGCTTGGACTTCTAACACGGCCTATGCAAACACATCAGTGCTACAATACGGTAATGTGATCACGTTCAACGGTAATGTAAATGTAAATGTCAATGACTATGTACTACAACTGAGCAGTAATGCCAATGCACGTGTAACAGCATTGGGAGTATATGCTAATTCAATCTATGTAGCCTATGTAGATGCTAATGTATTCACGTTAGGATCAGGCAACATTTCAGTGACTGGATCAGGATTTGCTGAATTACAAGTAAGTGCAAATATAACTGCTAATGTTGGAGATTACATAACACAAACAACAAGTAATGCTAATCTCAGAGTCTTGGCTAATGTAGCTACAGGTTCAAATGTGTATGTATCTTACAGTGGTGCATTTATCGCAAACGTAGGATTTGGTAATATCAAAGTCAACGGAGCTAATGTAAGTATTCCTGTGGTCACAGGAAATGTGCAAGCACCGTGGGCTAATGTGGGAGTTTATCCGTTTATCGCTAACTTAACTGGCATTATTCCACAAGCAGTCGCACCATTAACCAGCAACGTGGCTTACTTTACTACTACTAATGCTATTCCAGCATCAGCAGTATTTGACACAGCCAATGTAGCCATACTACCAAATATCAATACCTTGGCACAAATACGTAGGGGTACACAAGGAACATCAATATCAAATACCTATCCAGTAGGTACCTTGGTAGTTGATGCAAGCCAACAACAGGTAGTACCATTAGTCACAAATAAAACAGTTAGATTTATACAATTAGATCTTAACGCTAATATAAGCGTTACCATTGGTGCTAATATCACACAACCAGAAACCGGAGCGATATTCAGATCACTAGCAACAGTTAGCAACGTATCTAGTATTGCTGTCAGCTACAGTGGTCCATCTAAGGTAGTTTTAGCATCACCAACGATATTACCTAGCACAGTGACATTGGCTGTGAATGGAGTTCTTACTTCAAATACCGCAGTTTACCCTACTCCAGTATATCCAATAGCAATCAACAGCGCAGTGACATTTACAGAAACAGTGACAGCAGATCCTAGTTATGTAGTTCAATTCTCTAATGCAATTTCGGTCACTGTTGGTGCTAATGTGATTACTGCCAATGTTGGTGATACTATCACCCAGTCTACTACTGGAACCAACGCTACAGTGTTGGGTTTTGAAAATGTCGCAGGTAATATTTTAATATTGGCTTATAATAGCGGTAACAGATTTGATTTCTTATCTGGTAATGTAGTGGCAATTTCTAATGTTGCATTAAATGGTACATACACTGGAAACATATACCCTATCAGCTCTAATCTAGCAGGGTATGTCGGTACAACCGACAACGGCAATGTCACAGTTAGTGCTACTGAAATAGCAACTATTAAATCAAATACCCCACTACAACAAAGTAATATTTGGTTAAATCTAGGTGCTAACATAGCCACAGACGGTACTGGTTTATTAGGTGCCGGAACAGTTCCTGCTCTGTTTATCAAATCAGAATTGGCTATACTAAGTGCTACAAGTATCAAGCCTGACATCCTAGTAACTGAAGATGCGATAAATACACTAACCACTGAAGACGGTAACGAAATTATTGAGGAATACGAATGACAATTAAGATAAGCCAACTTGGAAATCTAAGCAGTTTTGCAGATACTACACTATTTCCTGTGGTGGATACCAGTAATGCTTATATTACTGTAAAATCCACAGGAACTGTACTGAAAAATTATCTATCTACTGCTATAGGTAATTTAACTGTTAGTGGAAATATTACAGCAAACAGCTACGTCAATGCTGCATATTTTACTGGAAATGGTTCAGCCCTAATAGGCATGAATCAGTATAGCAACGTACAGGTCGCCACATATTTGCCAACACACTCTGGATATATCAGCGGCACGTTGAGCACTGCAACACAGGCCAATGTTACTACACTTGGCGTCTTAACTACTGTGATAACATCAGGTAATATAACCTGCGCAGGAGTTGTGTTTGCTAATAGTATTGCTACAGATTTATATAATGAATCTATAAATTTTGTCAATGTTGCTGTTAGCAATACCTATTCGTTAAGTACTACTTCAACAAATAACATACTGCTAATTACCGCAAACAACCCAACCGCTACAATCAACATGCCGGTAAACCCAATAGATGGTGATGTGGTGAGAATTTCAGCCAATGCCAACGTAGTTTTAGCTGTAGGCACTGGTAATGTTCAACCTAGCTTTGCTGGAGCAAACGTATTAGTCAATCCACTGCAATATATCTACAGTAATACCTATGCAAGATGGTTTAGGATCTAGGCAAAAATTATGGATAATAAC